AGGTAGCCTGATGAATCTTATCTACTTCCTCATTTTTCCTGTCAACATAGTGGGGAATTATCCCAAGCGAGTGTGTTTTTTCAATTTTAGGACAATATATCTTAGAAAGAAGAATCGCAGGATCACCATACACTTCCGGGCATTTACCTCCTGATCTTATGACTATGTCCCTTGATAATTTGCCTCTCACAGCCAAGAATTCAGCATTTTCGGCATTATTTATCATATCCGTTTCCCTTATCACTCCGGTGCCAAATACTATATCTCCTGGTCTTACTTTCGTCATTATAGATCCTACGGCAACTATTTTTCCCTCTGTTTCCTCCGACACCATTTCTATTGTCTTATTCGGAAACAAATGCTCGAATATTGGAACTGACAATGTATCTCCTACATTATGCTCTTCCGGATTTTGATATATCTTCATTTCTTTATAAGCAGTATGTCCCTTGCACAATAAAACATCATTTCCGACGATCCTATTATCTTTTCAAACTGTATGATCCATCCGGCATATCCCAAGATCCTTCTGATGTCATCGAACGAGAATGAATTGCTCCTTCCCTTTACTCCTATTGTTCCCATCCTATATGTAAGTATCAAGTTTCCTCCGTATTTCTTTATTGATTTAAGGAATTTGTTTGAATCGTGTATATATTCCAAAAGTCCCTGGACAACCACAATCTGAGCCGGATCTATTTCAGGCAATTCTCCCTTATTGAAGTCAGCCACTATCGTTTCATCAGTCCACGGCTTTATGTCTATTGATCTATATGAATAATTGCCCCTGAGATACTTTCTTAGGTTCTCCATCCCTCCTCCAAGATCGATTACGACGGAATCGCATGGTATGACATTAGCTATCTTTATTGTCCTGTATGTCCATTCCATGTCTCCCCACGGATATTCAGATTTTATTTCCTCGTTTATTTTCATCTATAAATTTATAAGCTACCCTTCCTTTTCCTACATCTCCGACCAAAGATTCTGCTTCTTCGTGAGGTCTGTGATCTATAAGTGATGGTATCGGATAATATGTTTTTATCCCCCTATTGGTTAGAAACCTTGATATTCGTGCGTCATCCTTAGGCGTATTCAGTCTTTCCGCAAATTTTATCATGTCTTCTATCAATTCAGTCCTCATACATATCGCAAGTCCCCATCTTACTCCCGGAAGTATTATATGCCCATTTTTAAGTCCTTCTTGTGACATCTCAATCATATTTCCTCTTCTTCCAAAGTAAAAGCTTAAAGCCTTATCTCCTCCTGATTTGATTATCTCTTCAATAGCCCTCTCTTTGAAATTTTCGCATACTATCGCATCGTCTTGGATCACGACATGATAGTCTGCCGATCTGTCTGCCATCATCCATGCTCTCTTGCAATTTTCCCATACTCCTATTCCTGATGTATCTATCGAAAAAGGGATATCTCCCAACCTCTCTTTAAGGTAATCAAAGAACTTTTCCCGGCTCGGATGAGCCATTACCGATATGCTAAGATTCATTTTTTGTCGCTTCCATTATTGCTTGTGCCGCCCTTTCCGAACATTTGCCGTCGGTATAAGTGAAAACTGCCTTTACAGCCTCCCTTCTCAGTTCCTTTTGCCTGTCCGTATCCCTTAACGCTTCTCTTATTGATCTTAGAATGTTGTCTGGGTGGTCCAAATTGACCCCTACATTCGCATATTTCCAAAATCTGGGATTATATGGGTATTCCTTATCTTTTCGGTAAAATGACGGGTTTATGACAACCACCGGCTTATCCAAGAATGCAAACTCATAGATAGTCGAGCTATTGTCGCACATATAAACATCGGCTCTCTCCATTACCTCGTTAAAATCCCTGACCACTTCTATTCCACATGCCTTATATCTTTCTTCCAACAGATCCATAATTCTGGGATGTCCATGACCTATAAGTTTGAACTCCGTCGGTATCTTCTTAATGGCCGCCATAAGAAACTCTTTGTAACCGCTCATCGTTTCCGGACATACCCTACAATCCCAATGAAATGACAATGCTATTACAGGTTTCTTATTCCTTACAAATTCTCTGCCAGCCCATTTATCCATTTTAGGAACTCCTACGATCTTTATATTCTCGAGCGGGTTGGCCGCTCTTTCTATATCATAGGCAAACTGATTTGGAACCATCCTCAATATAACCCTGTCCCTTAAAAGACTGCTCCCAACATATGACGAATGCTTATTGTCATAACTGAAACCGCAACCGTGTTCTCCGAATATGATCTTTTTTCTTTTCTTATATGCTTCCCTAAGATCTCCCCATGACAGAACAACTGTCGGATTCTTACTTTTTTTCAGTTTTGTCCTGTCAGTATAAAAAGTCCCTTTGTTTTCGATGTTATCCCAAATTGGACGAGCATGATCCGCAAAGTGACTTTCTCCTGCCAAAAAATCTATATTCATTTTTTCTTCCTTTTGATATTAAGCCTTTATCTCTGACCCGGTTTTATCCGAGGCAGAGTAAGGGTTTAAGACCCTGATGTATCCGTAGTAAGTCTAACAAGAGCGCCGGGCAAGATTCGGATATATCCGATTCTTTCGGTCCACCTGATACACTCACGATCAGTCGTGATAAGGTTGATGTCAGCATTATTAGCGACATTCCTAATCATACCTGAATCGAATCTCTTGGCTTCCATCGAACCCTTGAATCCGAAGATACAAGCCTTCTTCATGTCTCCATAAAGCAAGAACGGAGTTCCTGCGGCAGTATCAGCAGATGAAGGCATGACCTCAACTTCCACATACGGTCTTCCAAGAACGGTCGCAGGACCGGATTCAGAAGGCATTTGGTAGATGGGTCTTCCCTCATCATCTTTAAGATTCCTGATGATGTTTCTGATTGATCTATGACCGAAGAATGTTCCCGTGCTAGCGACTGACTGATGAGAAGAATCAAGAAGGGCAAACAGATGGTCGGTTTTGATACCTGCAAAAGTTGTAATTCCCGTCATGACAACATCCTCAATGTCATCAGCCTCCATAAGTCCGGTGAATCCTCCATAAGTCGCAGTACCGTCTCCGATGAAGAATGCCTCATCTTCCGCCTTAGCGAAACCTTCAGCAACCCTAGATCCGATGAATGAGAACAAATCGATCTCCTGATCCGCAAGAAGTTCAGAGGTAATGGCGACAATCGCTCCCAATTTCTTGAGAAGCAAGTCCTCTTGACCCAAAACGATTTGCGTTGATCTGATTGCGCTTCCTTCATCAACCCAATAAACAGTCACATCGGTAGCCAATTCATTGGCACGATATGAGTTTTTGGTAAGAGGGATGGCAGTCATCTCCCTACGGGCTACTCCGTACTGAGTGATCAATGTGCGGATTTCCGCAGAAAGCTCAGAATCGGTAACATAACCTCCATAAGGGGTACCAGTCGAATCGGTCGTCAATTCCTTTGTGGAAGCCATCTTGTTTAGAGATTTTAACGCTTCTACATCCTCCTTGGCGACAGCGGCAAAATATCCCTTGAAGTATTCGTTAAGTTTCTTACGCTTTTCTTGTACTTCAGGATGATAAATACCGGCTTGTTTGGTAGCAAGTTCTTTCTGTTCTTTTACAAAAGTCTCAATATCCGACTTCATTTTGGCAAGAGCCTCCTTGTTGTCAGATCTGATAGTCTTAAGTAACGCCTCAGTGATTTGCTTTACCAAATCAGCTTCCGATCCGTTCTCAATGATTTCAACCTTGTCTCCAAGATTCGCTACCTGTTCGGCAGAGAGATCGATTTCATCACCTACTTCGTAAGCGACACCATCGAGTTCAAATCCTGATAAAACTTTATAAGTCTTTTTCATTGTTGTTTTTTCAATTTTTAAGTCCGCAATAGCACGGAGATCGACTTTTATTCGCTATTGTTATCAAACTTCTTAATTTAAGATTACACTTTATCGGATTTTTTTACAATACTATCCGATATTGTCCAACATTTCCCTGATACCTTGGAATATCTTTCTCTTCTTGAATGTGATGTTATTTTCATTCATCTTATCAAGATTCTTTGCCATACCGGTCAGTATTTCCCTTCTCCTTTCAGAATCGCTCTTTTTAGCAACCTTCTTGGCAGGTTCAAACATCTCTTTCAATTCAGCCTCGCTGTATTCCTTCATCTCCGGCGCTTCCTTTCCAAAATCAGCATAATGCTTCTTAAGGTGGTTATACACACCCTGCTTGTCTCCTTCTGGTATATCTACACCTCCTCTTGCTCCAAGCAAGGCGGCCATTGCAGCCGACACTCCTTTCCAAACCTGTTTCTCGTCAGATGCCCTATGATGCGGAAGTTTGTAACTAGATTTTACATCTTCGTTTTCCTTGTCATACCAAGCACATATCCTCTTTAATTTAGTTAAATCATCACCGCATGCGGCCATTTCACTCGGCCCACTCCAATCCGTTCCTTCATCGGCATTACCAAGATCTTTATAAGGTACGACTGATTTATCAATCCTTTCCAATAAAGCGTCCTTATTAGCCGGAACTGCCACAGCGCTTACCTCCAAAAGTTCAGACTTTAAGATCCTTGTTCCGTCCTGGTTAAATTCAAGCGGAATGAAACCGATGGAGGTGGTATTGAGGAATCCTCCTTCTGTAAGATCCTGTCCTAACATTCCTCTTGGATTCTTGATGGCAAATTCGATGTCTCCCTGTAATCTTCCATCCTTTACGCTAGCATTATGGATCCTACCGATAATTCGTTCGATACTGTCATAGTTGTGACTGTCTATGAATACCGGATTTTTCTTGAAACCTTTAAGATCAAACTCCTGTTCTACTACCTCTCCATGCCTATCCACTATCGCAGAAGAAAACACAGCATGGAACATCTTGCCGTCGGCTGATTTTTCCATCGTGGTAGCCACATCGATAGACAATCCTTCATATCCCTCCTTTGATGCCTTATCCCAAAGATCCTTATAGGATATAGCCCCGTTGTCCTGAAATGACTTTGTATTTAATTGAAGAAATTTTTTCATATCTTTTACTTTAATTATTATAGCACATCATTAAGATTCAATGGTAGGACCTACGACACAACGGCAGTTCGGTTCGCTAGGATATTGAAGCCCGTTTGAGAAACTGTCGTTAAGTCCGACTATTTCCCCATTTAAGGCTGCATGTTCTTCTCTTGTCCTTGCGTCCATTGTCGCAATCCATTCCTTTCCTTTTATGATTTCGCTTTGTTTGAATGCCTCGATAGATCCCTCATTATTTGCGGCCGTAGCCTCCGTCCTGGCTATCCTCTCACTTCTATAAGACGAATACTCACCGAACATGTCGGCAACTCTCTTTGAAAGTGCCTGTATACCCTCAGATGACTCTATTCCCTCTGATAATGTCCTTTCTAGCCCTTCTAGCGTGTAATTAGACACTTCTTTGGCAAACATCTCAGATCTTTTCCTTATAAATCTCTCAACCCTTGCAGACATGATAAATTCCTTTCCGGGATCTAACATGAGAAGGTTTGACTGTCCTGATTCTCTCAAATATTCGGTGATGTAAGGAACGATAAAGTCTATCGTAAGTCCTTTTTCCTCCTCTACATCGAATATTTTTCTTATTCTCTGTGTTACATCCTTGCTTGATTTGAATTCCTCTCTTAGTCTCTTTACGATCCTGTTCTTCTGCTTAGCAAAGAACTTATCCACATTTTCTTTGAGATGGTCTGATTTCTTATCAAGTCTTTGAAGCGTCAAATCCACAT